AAAGAATGTCGATGTCTTGGTTAGTACCTTGACCACCGAAGCCATTAGCGCCAAGTCCAGAAGCTCCGAAGCCACCCAAGGCACGCTTGTAGGCGCGGAAGATGTTTTGAGCTACATAGATGTGCAGACCTTCGTGGCCGTACAAGCGATTGGGAACTGCGTCTACAATCTTACCAAGCTCGTCAATTACATTGGCAGCGGTAACGGTAGTACCTGCAACTTCTTGAGCTGCGGGCAAAGCGGCATCAGCAGCGATAAGAGTAGAGAAGCCATCAAAAGAACCAGCTCCAGCGGAACCACTCCAGATATCTTGCTCAGTCTTTTGGGCTACTTGCTCAGCTACGCGGGCGATTATGAAGTCGCTAAACAGGGGAGGCAAGTTGTCAAAGGCAGAAAAGCCCATTTGTACAGCTTCCCAGTCATCTTGGAAGTCAGACTTGCAAAGCTCCAAGTTTACTTGCAATTCTTTAGGCTCTAAGATGCGCTCGTCAAGAGTAACAGTACCAGTAGGGGTAAAGTCGCAAGAAGCGTTAGCAGTCAAAGACGCAAGGTCAAGGCGCTTAATTACACTCTTGAATTTAACATTAGGCATAATGGAGATACCTCCTTGAGCCAAAGTGTTACCTGATAAAAGTGCAGCACCGATATATTTTCCTGCAAATTCACCAGCGTAAGTGGTGGTAACGTTAGTAGTAGTTGCCATTTTTGTTTATTTATTTATTTAGATTTTCAATAACTCTGTCCATAATAGAAAAGGGGCGCTTTGATTCCATACGGAAGGCCACTTTTTTAGCTTCTTCGCGTTCGGGGGAATGTTTAAAGCTAGGTACTTCTTCTTCTTTTTGAGAAGACATTTCCTCTTTCTTTTTACCCATTTCCTCAATCTTGGTGGCTAGGTCTTCAATCATAGCTTTGACCTCGCTCATCTCTTCTTTGGTGGCGTATTCCATTTCCTCTTTGGCGGCTTCCACTTCTACCTCTACTTCGGCTTCGGGTTCACCCTCTTCCTCGGCTTTGATTTTAGCGATAACACCTTCCTCTTCAACAACTAAAATACGGCCATCTTCCATTTCGTACTCTCCAACGGGTACAGGTACGCGGTCTTCTTCGCTTACGATAAAGATTTCGTTTCCTGCTTCAAAAGCCTCAGCTTCCAATACAGTACCGTTTTCAAGTTTAGCTTGCGCTAACTCTACTTTCTCCTCAGCTTGAATAGCTGCGCCCTCTTGCTTAGTTTCGCTCATCTCTACTTGTTCACTAGGTTTCATACCTAGAAGTTCAGTAATACGGCTCAGTGTGTCTTTTGCACTCATACTTATTTAACGATTAAAATTTAACTTGTTATAAATTATCCTTTTTCTATTTCTCGTATCTTAGCCTCTGCCCAGCGCAAAGCAGACTTCCCTCCCCATAGCAAATAGGAGATAGTTCCGCAGGCTTCTGTATTGCCTTCGTCGTAGTATTCTTCTGCGCGGCTTAGGTAGCTGGCCATTCGCTTAATAGTTTCCAAGGAGATAGGCTTTCCTGCTGCTAGTTGTTGGGCGCGTATCTTTCCTACCTGAGTAGCACAGCGGTTGTTTACTTTCTCGTTTAACTCTATTCCTCGCTTGGCGTTATTTCGTACTGACTCAGGATAATCTGAGTAAGATTCTAGTTCGGTCTTTTTGCCGCTTTTAGTTCTCGCATCTTTCTTGATAATAGCTCTAATTTGAGATAGCATCTGACTAGATTCCTCTTGCTCTATTTGCTCAATTAGTTGCTCGATGTCTATTTGCTCTGCGGTGATGTTAGCCATATTCACTTTGTCAGCGAAATAGCCTTCAATACTAAAGCCTTTAACCTTTCCAGTTTTGACAAACTCTTCCCACACTTGGTTGTTGTAGACTTTCATAGATACTACCCAAGAGCCTACTGGTAAATTCATACCGTACTTCTTGCTCTTGTCGTGTATCTCGTCTTCTACTATCCAAGACTCGACAACTGAAAGCCCTTGTAATTGTATCTCGTGTTCTAAGGTGGTTTTGTTTTGGTTGCCTTTGGTTAAGAATAACTCTGCAACTTTACGGATAGTATCTTTGGAAAAGTAAACATAGTACTCTTCCTCTTCGCGTCTGCGGTATATCATCTTATTAGGCACTAAGGCCGCGCCCATTAAGATGCGCTTCTCACTATCTACCTCAGCTAGTTCTAGCTTCTCTTTTGATAGTGCTATAAAGTCCTGCTCTATTGCAGGGGCATTTACTATACTAATAGCTTCTACACCTGCTAAGATGTCCTCTTCATTGAGAATAAGCTCTACAATACTGCTCATAACTATATAACGTCTAATTGTTAAAATGTGGCATTTTTAATTCTCTTGCGGTCTAGCTCTTGTGCGCTACTAACATCCGAGGCCACTACATAAGCTCTAGCAGGGCGGTTGGTATTTCCTGAGATGTCGTTTAGTAGTCTGTTTTGCTCAATAGCTGCCACCGTATTAAATCGAGGCGCAGCACTTGCACTTGCTACACTTGGGCCAGTAGAGCTAGGTAGTGAAGGCGCTGAGGGGCTAGGAGACTTTGGGTCTACTGCAAGTATCCCTGCTAAGTTAGCCGCACCAAAAGCAGCCGCAGCAGCAGCTTGAATAAAGGGCCAAGAGCCACCTGTCAAGGTAGTTGCTCCCACGTTGGCCGCGTTACTAGCAAAGGCAGCCTGAACACCTCTAAAGGTATCTAGTAACACCTGAGCTACGGCGAGGGCTTTGTAGGTCGCTGAGCCTTGTTCGGCTAAACCAGCAGCGGCAGAGAGCGCGTTGCCTACAATATTTAGCTTGGCATCTTCTTCTTGGCGCTTTAAGTCTATATTGAATTTGGTCAGGTCGCTTGTTGCTGTTTTATTTGTTGCAGCAAACTCTGCCTCTATTTGACTGCGCTCGTTTAGTATCTCAGCATAGGTAACAGAGCCTTCTTTCTCTGCTTCTAAGCGCGCTGCAATAAGTTGTATTCGCTTGTTGAATAGCTCTTCCTCTAGGCTTATGGTGGCCTCCATACGGGCCTTCTCAGAGTCCATCGCTTCTATCTCTGCCCTTCGTGTGGTTTCTAAGTTGTCGATAGCCGCCTCAGCTCTATCTCTATCCACCTGAGCAAGCTCTCTACTCAGGGCTAGGTCGTTTGTTTTTTGCTCAGACCTAAAGCCCTCTATCTGCGCTTGCACTCCCAGTAGTTCGTTCTGGGCTTCTATTAGGGCTATTTCGTTTTCTTGGTTTTGATTCTTGTTAAACTGCGCTTGGGCGGAAGCTAGTATCGCGTTGGCGTTGGCAAGCATTGCTTTTTCCTGCTCATCCAAGACCTTCGCTAGTTCGTCATTAGCCTTTATGCGGTCATCTAAAGTATTTCTTTCTTCGTCTCGTGTTTGACGCAGTAGCTCCGCTTGGCGGTCGTACTGCTCAATAAGGCCAGCGTTTCGGGCGGCTGCTGTTGCAGCGGTCTTTTCTAGCTCTACATTATTCTTTGCCGTCTTGACTACTTCTTGACTGTAATTGGCCAAGGCTTCCGCGCCTTCGGTTACTGCCTTGGATACCTTATCTACTGTGCCGTCTACGCCAGTGTAAACATCCACAAGCTCCTTGCCCGCATTGATAGCGGCCTCTTTGGCTCCGTCCCAATCACCTGTAACAAATTTCTTGATAGCATCACCCACAAAGCCAATAGTATCTAGTAGTGAGTTGAAGCGTTCTATTACATTGTCTTTGATGGCCTCGCCTAAGCTCTTGATAGATTCTACTGGGTTTTCAAATATCTCTTTAAAGAAGTCTATTACAGGCCCTGTGTTATCTAGTAGGAAGTTCACCAAGTCGTTAAATACTATACTCAGGGATTCCAAACCAATAGCAAAGGCATCAGCTACTCTTTGGTTGCTTTGAAGTATCTCCATAAAAGAGTTAAACAGCTTCAAGGCCAAACCAATAGCAGCGCCTTTCACGAGCGTTCCTAGGCCCTTCGATAACTTGCCTACACTTAGTGCTGTCTTTTCTTGAGCTTTGGCGTTCTTTTCGGTGGCGTTAGTTAGCTTCTCAAAGTCCTTTCGGAGCTTGTCTATTTCGCTTTGCGCTTCGCCAGTTTTGGCTTCTATTTCTATCACTTCCTTGACCGCCATATATCTTTGAATTTATTGAGTAGTTCTTG